ATATCGGTTCTCTCACCAACATGAGGTGTATACTGATCATTGATGTCATAGAGATTCATCGCACGATTCATGCGTATAACAAAGTCATGTGAGTCAATCTCTTTACCGAAGGTGTTGTTCATGATTGACTGTGCATTACCGACAACAGCAACGGTCTTGTTCTTTAGATCAGGTAGTTGCATTACTTAATCACATACCATGTTGGTTGTTCAGACCACATATTATCTTCTTTGCAATTTATAATGTTCAACAACAAGTCGTGTCGTGCAATAAAATTGTTTACTTCTCTTCTAGTCTCAGGCCAGTCATTACTATAATCATCACCAGAGAATACACCACCCTTCTTTAGTTTAGGAAACCAATCCTCCAACGTTTGTCCGCCTTCCTGACCAGTGTGTGCGTAACCATCGACATAGATAAGGTCAAAGTATTCATCAGGAAACAAATCAAGTGCCTGATCGAATCGGAGTTTGAGTATGGTATTTTTTTCACGGAAAGGAGATAAAAGTTTGATAACATCTTTATATTCTTCAACATCATGACCACGATCACCTGCCCACATGTCAATGCTATAGAGGTGACCTAAGTTATCGTGTTCAGAAAGGAATCGGTGTGACAAGAAACCTTGTGCTACACCTAACTCAACGCAAATCGCCCCAGAAGGGGCGAGTCGCATTACATGATCTCTACGAGTTAGATTAGTCATAGAAATTGGAGCGGAGTGACCGAACTGCCCAGCCCACAACAGAGGGAATCTGTTGTCTACTCTACTGTACCCCCGCATAATTCATCATCTTATATTACCATCTTACAAAATCGGACAACAAATGTCAAGCGTTTCTTTTGTTTCCGATATTATATTTTGCAACCAGTTCCCAGTCAGACTTATCTTTGTGAGAGATAATTTTGATCTGATTCAAAGGACACATCTGATCCTCTGCAATAGGAGATACCAACTCAATCAATTCCCATTCTTTCAGAAGATTTGCAATTGTGTTTCTTCTAAATCGATCATCATCGGAAAAATTTGTAGACTTTCCGTCCAGTGCAAACAATTCCTTAAAGTGTACGATGTAGTACTTACCGCGTTTATGCAGTATATGGCAAGACTGATACAGTTTTCTTTCTTTCGGCGAGGAAATGCCGATGCGAGTCAATGTCTCACGTACCTTTAGGAAATCGTCTTGACTCTTCAAAACAATCTCAACAAAAGTATCAATTAAATTATCCATATTATCCACCCTTCTCTAATTTTATTTTTATTTTTTCCAGTTGTTCACTTGAAAGGACAGACAATGCGTGAATGGCTTTGACGTTACTATAACCATAGTATTCTTTGATAACCTCAACATCACCGTCTACTTCCTTTTTAAACCACTTGGAGAATCTTTTTCGTGGTCTAATACTATTTAGTAAAAACTCATATTGAAGTTTCTTGTCAGTATGGTGGTTAACATTCATCTCGTTCGCAAAAAATATTGTATCATGAAAATAAGACAGACCTCGGTTGACCATGAAAGGCGCATACTGTTTCTCCGCAAGGTCATCATTCTCAGAATCACGCATCATATTATTTTTGTTCACATTGATAGAATTCAAATAGTCAAAAGGATTACTCATAATTCTCTACCTTGTAATTCAGCCATCTTATCTTGAAGAACTTCCATTAGTTTAACACATTCATCACAGACTGTAAACTCAATGTAGTCTTCTTCATCCCCCACTCGGATGACACCTGGTTCTTTAGGTAGATCATTCGAACAGTGGTGCAGTTGGCATTTAGGTTTATTTTTCTTAAACATCTTCGTACTTATTAAACAGTTCTTCAAGTTTCTGTTCTCTGTCAATACCGGAAAGTTTACGATACTGATGATACTCTTTGCACACCTCTTCAAAGGTGTGCCACAACCGGTCAAACTTAACTTCATACAACTCTTTGATGCCAAGATACTTGTTCATTAAAGCATCACACAATTTGCCATCCATGCCTTCCCAGTCAGGAGAATCTACAAAATGTTTCGTGACAACCTCAATATCGTCACAGATACTCCAACACTTCATAATTTCTTGTTCTAAATCAAAAATTGAATTTTTCATTATACAAACTCACAATTAGCCATAATTTCGGTTAGACACGCGGTGGTGTTTATTTCTGCATCAGCAACAAACGCAGCCTTGTACTGATAGTCTGCAAGTATTAAGACCAGTTGTGGAATACTACCAGACTTCATATACTCAGTTGATTTGTCGTACACTCTACGAAACAACTCTGACGTTTCGATATCATTGTTATCGGCGACCCACTTCCGTACAGAAGTAAAGTCCTTTTCTTTCAGAGACTTCACAAGACCAACCAGTGATACTTCTTGCACGTTAGCAAGAATGCCAGAGTCAATAGAACCTGTGGCAGAGTATCGTTGCAGTTCGTTTAAAATACGGCGGTTGTCGGGAAAATATTTCTTCACGACCTCAACAACGACCGCTTTGTCGAATGTAATGTTTTCCTGTGACAAAATATTACAGGTACGTTTGAACATCTGCGCTGCGAGGTCAAGTCTATCTTCCTTCGTAAACTTGAAGTCGATGACAGAACAACGAGAGTGCAGTGGATCAATGATACGATTTTTGAAGTTACATGTCAGAATAAATCCACAGTTCTTGGAGAACTCTTCCATGAAATTGCGTAGAGCAGGTTGTGTAGAGTTGGCATTCAAATAGTCTGCCTCATCTAGAATGACATACTTGCGGCCGCCTTGTAACGAGACAGACGAAGCAAAGTTCTGAATGTCGTTGCGTAACGTATCGATGTTACCGTTCATCGAACCATTGATGACCATATAGTCACAGTCGAGTTCTTCTAACATGGCCTTTGCAACTGTAGTCTTACCTACACCTGCACCGCCACACAACAACAGATTTGGAACATTGTTTTGATCAACAAAACTCTGGAATGTTTTCTTCAGTTCTGTAGGGAGAATTGTGTCTTCAACAGTTTTAGGCCGGTATTTTTCGACCCATAAGAAATCTTCACGCATATACATCTCCATAACATAATAATAAAATATAAGTTGACCGCTGCCCCATACCCTTCGCGCCGGTCACATTGCCACTGGCCTGGTAACAGTGGCACCCTTTCTGTCTGGTTAGAAGGTAGAGTTAGCTTCAATGCTAATCCAGTACTCTACATCATTGGAAGAAAACTTCGCCAGACCTTTGGAGGAGATTTCAACAGTATAATCACCACTGATTAACTTCATGTTCTCCGCCTTGAAGATAACATTGAATGTGATGTCCGTTTCACCCACCTCAATATCATATTTATCAGAAGAAGGATTTTTAGTATCCGTTGCACGGATAACAATCTTGCCATCTTCACCTGTTACGACCAACTCAGGGAATCCCATAACACCCATCGCTTTCGTAATTTCAACCAAGTTGGCATTGGTAAGTGTAAACGAAACTTCAGGCGTTGGCAACTGAATGTCTTTATTGGGCGGTGTCACAATCGTAGAAGGATCTGCGAAGGTGTAACTGACACGCCGGCCAGAGGCCATGATATTTAGTTTCTTCTCTTCAATTTCAAGTTCAGGTGATCCTTCAAACAAAGACACAACACCAAGAAATCTCGACAGATCATAGATTGCAAATGTCGAGTCAATACTGTTTTCAATATTGGCACGAGCAAGTACAGTCTTCGAAGGCGAGATTGTTCGCAGTGTGTTTCCTTGTTCGAACAACAACGAAGGGTTGATTGATGAGAAGTTCCGAAGAATTTCAAGTGAGCGATTACTCAGGTTCATTATATAACTCCTAGTTAAGATTTAGACTTCTTTTTGCTGAGCTTTGTAGGATCAGCAGTTGGTGCAGCACCCGCTGCGGCAATGGCGGCCAGTGATCCACCAAATACATATGAGCCAACGTGTTTCAGTTCCATCCAAGGACACAACCACACTTGTCTACCCATTCTCCATACATTATAACAGAACATATAGTCTTCTGACAAGTACCTATTTGAATATTTTTCTGTTGCAATGCCATTTGTTTTATCTGCCAAGAAATCAATCACCTCTTGGTGTGTTGCTTCTGGATTCTTCTCGTAGAATGCAGTGATCTCTGGTACAAGATTCTGTGACTTGTCATCAATCAATGCATCGAAGTATGCCATGATTTCACGTGATCCATCGAACTGTTCAGTACGTACATGATCAGGTTTGTACTTGAACTGAGGATAATTTTTCTCATAGGCTTCAAAGACTTCACGTTTGATCAACATGAACCCTGTACCACCTTCACGTACAGGCGCCGGTTCACTTAACCGAATTTCACTATTGCCGGCCATTGGATTGAAAACATAATCGCCAACAAAATTTTCTAACGTAGCAGGATTTTCATCTGCGTGACCTTTATCTACCGCAGCTTTGATCTTTTCCCATGCGATAGTCTTCTTAGGGTAAGGTCCGCATAGAACATCATAGTTCTCATTCTGTACTGACAGTGCCAGCAGAGCAATGACATCTTGTGCTTTAAATCCGATATCAGAGTCAATAAACATTAGGTGTGTCGCATCAGATCGCATGAATTCATCAACGCAATAGTTCCTTGCACGTGTAATCAATGACTCATTGAACAAGTAGTACAACTGCATTGGTACCTCATAACGAGTAACCAGTGTAGTTAGGTCTGCAATTGATCTGGTGTACAGACCTGCACACATACCACCGTACATAGGTGTAGCGACAAATAATTTTGTTTTTCTAAGTTCTTCAACCGGTATATTAATTTCCATTCGCTAACCTCGTCAGTTTTTTCATCTTTCTTTTCATTAATTTTGCTTTGCGTTTCGCTTGATCCAAGTGATACTTCTTCACTCTATCAAGGTAGTTGATACCTTCAAGATGATCGTACTCATGTAAGAAGACTCTGGCAGTCATACCGTTTAGATTGACAGTAGTAAACTCACCATTGACATCAGCAAATCTTACTCTGATTGCACCAGGTCTTGATATCTTAACAAAATAGTCTGGGTATGTCAAGCACCCTTCTTCAGATATGATTTGTTTGTCCGATGCATCAACAACCTTCGGATTGAAACAGGCTGTAGTGGGATCAGTACGCATAACAAAAACGCGATAAGGTAATCCAATCTGATTTGCAGCAAGCCCTAGTCCGTTCTTTTCTTCCATGATTTTACTCATGGCATCGACTAACTCTTGCGGATCGACAGGAGGATTGTCGAAGTTGAATGCGCTCAACTGAGTAGACAACAGTTCGTGTTCAGGTGCTACCAATCTCAAATTTGACAACATTCGTGTTACTCCACCTCGATGATTCTATACTTGTCAAGATTGTCACCTCTTGACTCTTCATCAATAAAGTTTTTGGCTTGATCTTCAGTTATAAAAATTCTTGCGACTGCCCTCGTCTTACTCAAGTTCATGTCAATTACTGGATTCCACGATTCTTCACCGTTCACACCGCAATTATACTCTACATTGTATGCCATAATTTTCTCCTATGCCGCCATATGCGAAAAGTTTTTGATTTTTTCAAATCTAATATTACTGTGAAATTTATCGAACAACATATCGCCTTTGTGACTAATCACGAAGACATTCGTGTCCTTGTTTATCTGTGTGATGATTTTTAGAAATTCTTCCGTTCCCGTATTGTCAAGAGAACTATCGAACACTTCGTCCATGATCAGAAGATTGGTAGATGTGGAGTTACGGAGCTTGGCGACAGCACGCCATGTGAAGAGCAATGACAAATCAATTCTCATTTTTTCACCTTCACTGAATGACTCATAAGTAAACTCATCTCTAAATCTAGATTTTATCTTCTCATTAAAACTTTCATCAAGTTCAAACTGGACAAAAAATTCCATCGCAGCAAGATATTTATTCACTAACTTATTTATAACGGGAACATACTGTTTTATAATTTTTGCCTTAATTCCACCATCTTTTAACAAAGATGTAGCAATGTCATGTACCTCTTTCTTATGCATGGCGATCTTGTGTAGTTCTTGTTCTTTCTTAACTTCTTCATTGAATTTGTTCAACTCGTCTAGTGAGTTATCATCATCTGCAACTTCAGCATCAAGTTCTTCCTGAAGACTCTTGATGTTATTGTTCATCATTCGAATGTTTGTATTGTGTTCTAGAATTTCATTATTGAGTTCGGAGATTTTATCCTGTATCTGTGATATCTCACCTAGTCTGACATTCATTGTGTTATATTGTTTCTCTAGTTGTACGATGGCTGATTGAATTTCCTCTTGTTTATTATTCTGTACACATATGTGGTTTTGTTTAAAATTTGAATCAATCTCTTGTTGACATGTAGGACACTCATCGTTGTTAGAAAAGAAGTCGATCTCTTTACGAATGGTGTTGATCTTATTTGTCAGTTGTTTTTCCAGACTCTGAACCTGTGATAACTTGTTCTTGAGTTTTTCTTTGTCAGATATGAACACACTCAATATCCCTGTCTCTTTTGTAAGAGTTTCAACAGCGGTCATGATCTCATCAATAGAGGTCTTGAGTTCGTTGATTTTATTCTCCTTTGCATCACGATCACTCTTCTTCATCGACATAATTTCTTGCATATGTTTTTTAGTCATAGAAATTTTCTGATTAAGAAGTTCGATGTTGTGTTTACGGTCTGTGATCTCTTGTTTGTTCTTTGCAATCTTATCTTTCAACAGTGTAAACATAGTAGAGAAGATTTCTATGTCTAACAAGTCTTCAATCACCTGCCGCCGTTCTTGTGGCTTCAGCTGCATAAAAGGAGTAAAGTTTGCAGAACCAATCACAACAATCTGTGTGAAAGATTTGTGATTCAGTTTGAGTATATGTTTCTCAAGATGTTCTTGATACTCGCGAATGTTGGCGTTCTGATCGATCAATTTATCATTACATAATATCTCAAATACATTTGGTTTGATACCGCGCCGAATGAGATAGTTTTTTCCTTTAGAAGAAAATTCTATCTCGACTAAACAATTCTTGCCTACGATACTATTGACTAGTAATGGTTTGTTGATATTACGGTAGGGTTTACCATATAATGCAAACGAAATTGCATCGAGCATAGTGGACTTACCTGCACCGTTTTCACCTACAATCAATGTTGAAGGTGATCGATCAAGTTGAATTTCTGTCCATTGATTACCAGTTGACAGAAAATTCTGCCATCTTACTTTATGAAAAACAATCATCGTATAATTTCTACTTCGTTATCAGTTTCAATTACAACACGAGCACCGCAAGGAAGAATAGGTTTATCATTACCGCCGTAAACAACGCGACTTTCCCCAAGAATTCGTAACTCACTACAGTACGTGTTTGTTCTTCCTCTTTTGACAGTGATGGGATCTTCCGATACGCCATTTTTTTTGTTACTCCTAATAACGTGTTGATTCACGTGTATATAAGTCTTCATTCCACACTCAAGGCCTCATGGTATAATTCATCGAACAAGTTCTCAACAGGTTTAGAATCTGTAAGGTTCAAGTTATCGATATAGTTTCTGATAATAGTAAGTGTGTCCTCTGCTTCATTTATTATATCAGATTCATCCTCAATGTTCAAGTTTAAATTGTCTTCAACGACTTGTACATGTGCTGGACTACAGGCATTCAATCTATCCATGTACAAATCGAATATGTAAGGGTTGTCCTTGTTCTTCACAACAACCTTAACATGTTTGTCTTTCAGTTGTTCAAAGTTTACATTGGCAATATCGTCCTCACTAGTCTTTGCATCGTCATAGAAAACCTTATGGAACATTTTATAAGGATTTTTAACGTATGTCAAGTCTTTCGTTTCGGTGTCGAATATGTGAAAACCACGGTCATCATTGTAGTCAGACCAGGTCATCTCATACGGTGCACCAAGATAGTGTATGTTGTCTTTGCTTGACTTGTGGTGAAAGTGACCAGACATGACCATATCAAACTTCTGAAATGCGGAGTGTGGTAGGCCATGATCTATCACTGCGCCTTTATACATTTCGAAACCTTTGAGTTCAAGATGACCCATGCAAACGTCACAGTTGACTGACTCAATCGTTGACATCGCATCATCGTAGTTTTCATTATTGATCCAAGGCATAAACAAAATGTCTATGTCATCAAAGTTGACTACGGTAGGTTCATCATAAACACGTATCATTTCATTGCTAGCGCGTAGAAGACTCGGTGCATTTACACGATTGGTATTCTTGTAGTAAGTATCGTGGTTGCCTACAATGCAATGTAGTTTGATATTTTTTTCATTGATAGGATCAAAGAAGTACTCGTTGCATCGGGACAGTGTGTCAAAGTTGATATACTTACGGCGATCAAAGATATCACCGAGTTCAACGATTGTATCGATGCGTTCCTTTTCTAGGTAAGGAAAGAAAAATTCATCATAAAACTTTTTGTAATACTCGTGAAATTGTATGCTGTCATTACGAGAACCAAAATGCTGATCAGTTATCAGTGCTATCTTCACTCACTACATCCTCTTCTATAAATTTCTCAATGCCTTTCGCTTTTTGTTTCTTGATCTTGGTCTTAACTTTCTTCTCAAACTTCTCTATTATAGGTACCATTTTGTCGTTTGTCAAGTCAAAGTTGACAATACCGTCACCAGATATGTCCTCCTCAAGAGAGATATCGATCATCATGTTCTCTAGAGATTTGTATTTGACATAGGTCTGTTTCTTCTCCTTTTCAATGCGGCGCAGAAAAGCATACCATATGATTTGCGTAAAATATGCAAAAGGATTTTTAGATTTCTCTGGATCAAAACTTTCGACAGCGATGACACAGTTCTCTAGTCCGTCACTGATCATTTCATCTTTGTACGTGTAGCCGATAAAGTTACCTTTGTTCGCAAGTCGTGTCGCAATCATATAGAAACACGTGCCTATTGATTCCGGTATTCTTGGCTTAGGCAAACCTTCTTCTTTAGCCGTTTTGCATTTTTCTTTATACTCTATCAAGAGAGCATAGAATTCTTTGTTGTTTATGTAATTACTACTCATAAATTATCCTTAATGCAATGTGTCATCGTTATAGTCCCTCATCATCATCTCTGTGATCTCTTCCAGTTCTTCTTGGAATTTTATCTTTGATGTTCCGCGATTACTTTTCTCGTATACGGTTCTTCTGTTTTCTTTATTTTCTCCATATGAATCTTTAATTTGAATCAATTGATCATGATAGAAATCAACAATACCGTCCAGTGGATCCCTGAATATTTGTGATATATGATCCTTCTTGAATGCAACATCAAAACTTTTTGTGTAAGGGCAGTACTTACTAAAGAATATTTCAGCTCCAACTTGACCAGGCCTGTGAATCAAAAAACACGCATCTTGTAGGTCTATAATTCTGTCGTTCTCATTCATGACTTTGCCCATGACATACAGACCACCATACTTAATTCTTATTAAGATAACCTCTTGTCCGTTACTCATGTTATCGATACCGTATATAGTTTATAATCAAACTCCTCATCATCATAAATGTCCACTCTTTCCATCAAATGTTTCAAAGTAAAGTTAGATTTCTTGTTATAAATCAAATCATCTGAAATATCATACAATACAGCCGACTCTTTGGTATTACTCCTTCTCAGTCCTCTTCCGATTGATTGCAAGTTTCTGATTTTTGACTTGCTTGGGGATGCGAAGATGACGTTGTGGAGGTTTTTAATGTTGACGCCAGTGCTGAAAGTTCCGTAACTAGCGATGATAATCGCATTTGTTTCTCCTTCAACAATGTGTCTAATGTCGTCTCTTTCTTCACCTTTAACTCCTCCGTGTATAAAAAATACTTTCCTATTCTCACCCTTCATATTATTATACAACACCTGACCGTGTTTGTCTACATACTGGAACAATAACAGTGTGTTGCCTTCAAGCGACAGTGCGAGATTTTCTATAAATTTATTCCTGTTAGCGTGTGACACCAAAAAGTCCATCTCGTCTTGATACTTCATTGCCGAGACTAACTTACACTGATCAGGTGGGTATTTAAGTGTTATGATTTTGATCTTGAAGTCTGCAAGGTGTTTCTGATCCATCAACTCTTTCGTTGTTGTGACCTTATTGACAGGACCGAATAGACCTTCTAGTACCAACTTGTGTGTTTGTGTGCCATCCAATGTGCCTGTAAATCCGTATCGAAACTCTGTATTTACAAGGTTAGTCATGATGGTGGTCAACGACTTGGCTTTAAATAAATGTGCCTCATCGCCTATCACTACATCGAAACTGTCGAACCATTCTTTGTCTAGTTTATAGATGGATTGCCATGTTGTGATCACCACAGGTTTTGTGGTATCTTTATCTTGTCCTGAATATATTTTGTGACAATATTTTTCTGAATTAAATCCGTATGATTCAAAGTCAGAATACATCTGGTGTACAAGAGTGGTTGTAGGTACAATGATAAGTGTTGGCTTCAGATGCCAACGCATGATCATATAAATTATGAATGACTTTCCGGATGCGGTGGGAGATAAGAACAGACCACGATTATAACGCACAGCATCCACGAAAGCAGATATCTGATAGTCTCTAGGCTCCAGTGTAAATTTCTGTTCTGCAAGAAACTCTCTAGCTTCGTTGAGAGAGAAATTACCAGCAGAGTTATCATACTCGTACTCATATCTGTATCCTCTTTCTTTGCAAAACTGTTCAACGTAATGCATCAATCCAGAATACAGTTCTTGTTTGTTTATATTGTAGAGTCGAATGTTTCCATCCCAAACTCTTCTTTTATACGCAGGAGTAAACTGTGCGCCAGGTACACGAAAGGTAAAGTATTGTGCTAACTCTTGTGCAATACCCTTATCGTCTGTCGCAACTTGATTGTATACTTCATTTACTTTGCGTATAACTACCAACTAGGATCACCTTCTTGTAGTCTTCTGAAATCTATGGCCGTCTTCAGATGAAAACCTCTACTGGCAATCATCTTGATTACTGACTCAAGTAACTCAATCTTTTCTCTCTGATATGCAATCTGTAAGTCCAGTTTTTGTATATCATCATCTGCTTCAATATATGTATCTGCCTGTTGTTTGACGATCCTGCCTTTTGGAGGCAGTCTCCAACCCATGTCCATTTGTTCTTGCGTAGGACCATCAGTAAGAAACTCAAACTTATCCAGTCTCAGTTTTTTGTATTCAGACTCTTTCTGTTTCAATAGTAGTTTTTCACGAGAGAGCATAGAATAATATTTGTGATGAAGTTTTGCAATATCAATTGCAGATTTGTCAATTTTGTAAGGATCAATCGTACTGTCTTTTTCCCACTCTTCAAAAATTTCATCAAGTTTCATAATCTACCTTATATACTTCGCCCATATTAATTCAATAATACCATAAAAAAACCCTGGCGTCAACCTGAATTGACACCAGGGGACTCCTATATTTATAGAGAGTAAACTACTACTAATCAATGAAGGCAGGATGTCCTTCAAAGTATAATTGTATCATAAGATGTATCATAATGTCAACTACAATTAAT